ACTACCAGAACTAGTATAATAATTATAACGAGATCCAACAACGTTATGTCTCAACATAATCTTTCTAGTATCAATTTCATAAGTCATCATTGATCCATTATAAACATAATCTAAGTCCCAGACATCAGAACCAAATGTGGCACCTTTATAAAATGTAAAAGCACCATAAGGTTGAACAACACCATTAATAGTTTGACAGAACTGAATAATAGCAAAGTCAGTATCTTGTGGTGCTTGTGCCCTATAAACTCTAATCTCTAAAGGATATGCTGTTGGAGTTGCATTAGTACAATATTCTATTGTAGTAAACGTGCGATAAGTCACTCCACTAACAGTTAATGGTGCTCCATAAGTTCCTTGTTTGTCTAATCCAATTTCTCCGTTGAAGATTGGACTATTTTCGTTTAACCAAGCCAACCCAGATCCAGAATTAAATACTAGTTTATTATTTACATCAGTACAAACACCAATCGAATAGTAAGTAGTTCCATATTTTTTAGATGCGTCATTGACAATTTTAACTACTCCAAAATTATCATCTTTCCAATAAAAATTAGATCCAGCACCAATATTATTGACCTTGACAGATGGCGTATTGGCATTATCTGCTACACCAAAAACAATGTCATGTGATGCGTCTGCACCAATTTGATCTCCTGGAATTGTAAACACAGAATTCCCGACCCAACCAGATCCGATTTCTCTGATCTCCATACCAGCAATGTGTCCATAATAATTACTGCTATTATAATCTTGATAACGGAATACTCTAATTTTTAAAGCAGATCTAGCGCCATCTTGAGGTACAGTATAGTCCCAAAATGGATTAGTCAACCCATCATTTCCTCTATTAGTAACATTAGCTCGAATAACAACCTCACCTTTCATCCCAGAGTTTGTATCATTAGCGTAAATATATTTTCTGGATGTAGCAGTAGGTGATTCTGTTGGGTGCTGTTGAGGAAGAGCATTTACATCATCGTAAGTTTGCGTATACCCAAAAGTATCAAAGAGAATATCACCACTATCAGACCCAACTCCAGTGGGAGTAACATTATTTCCACTAAGGGCATCAGTTACATACTTAGCAGCATCGTAGTCATCAGTGTCATAACACAAGTGAAAGTTTCCAGTTCCAGTAGCATCTAAATTCAGATTTAATTTATCCTGCTTGTCGATATAGATCGTAGCATTATCATATGCGCTAGTATTTGGGTCTCTAAAACCATATAAAGTGGAGGATTTAGCAGCATATCCAGCGCCACCATATCCTCCGTCCGTTAATGTAATGTTATTACCATTAGCAGCATCTGTAGCGGTTGCTGCTAGTTTAAAGTATTGCCAGTCTACCTTAATAACATAGTACACGGTGTCTAATGTTAGACCGCTGATATTTTGAGTTTCTACTGTTCCACCAGGTGCCCAATGAATGGGATCACCTGTGTTGTAATAGTGTTTATTTGCGACATAAACTTCATTTGGGTGAGAACCAGCATTTTCGCTATAAACATGCGTCCAACTAGATAAATTAAATTTTCTTAAGCACCTATAAGCAGTTGTTCCTTGCGCGATAACATCATAATACACATCTTTCCAACCATGATATACTTGACCTCCGCCAACAGAGTGCCAAGCAGTACTCTTTGTGGACACAGTTCCATTTGGCGAAGTTAAAGCATAAGGAACAGCAGGTGAAGCACTGCCGCCATTGAATCCTAGGTTAGCAAACACAGTTTCTAACGCATCAAGGACATCAGTTTTAGTCCAACCTGTGTTGCCGTTATTGACATCAACGACTGACTTTAAAATTGCCATCTTTATTATTCTCCGATCTGTAGTGCTGTTAGAGTGACTGTAATTGTAGTTGCCGATCCACTTCTGTTAGTGACTGACAAATAAATGGTGTCCGTTCTTGGACTATCATTATTAAATCCCATGATGCCTGGGGATATTAGAACTGATTCTGCTCCAGATGTTCTCACTTCAGAAATAACACCGCTACCTGGAGTAGGATCTTCTCCCTCACTTCTCGTATTATCAGCGTCTCTTGACGCATCATCTACGTAGACTCGCACCCATGCCTCAGCATCAGTAGTAATTTTAAATAACGAATAGGCTTTGTAACCTGTAATATTTAGTTCTGCTGATTGGTCAGCAGCAAGTGATGCTGTAGTTCCAGAAATATCTTGAATTGATGGAACACTAGAACCACCAGTAGCAGTTAGAACTCCATTACCATCAATAGATAAACCAGAACCTACTTTAATACCACCAAGTGTTGTGGCATCTGCTGCTGGTAATGTATATCCCCCAGCATTAGCACTAAGAATACCATCGACATCGAACCACCAATCTGATCACCAGGAATTGTAAATACTTCTCCGTTTGACCATCCACTACCTATACTATTAATTAAAATTTGTTGAATGTGTCCATATAGATGGTCTCGGTAAATTCTTAGTTTTAATTCAGATCTACCGCCACTAGCAGGGACAGTATATTTCCAATAATCATCTATGCCAGAATTATTTTGTAATGCTGGACTAATTACAATTTCACCTTTCATAGCAGACTCTGTGCTGCTACAATAAATGTATTTTGTTAGTCCATAATTGCTAAAAATTTTTTCGGTATTAGATCTAAAATCTATAGGAATTTGTTCATCGGGAAGATTCTTTTCGTTTTCTGATTGGTACCAATAAGCTCCGTTGAAAGTACATGTTCCAGAAGAGATATTATCATTAGTTGGTATAGCAGCCAGTCCTGGGGAACCAACAATATCTCTCCAACTAGGAGTGGTTAAAAGTTTATTTGCATCATAGTCATCAGTTCCGCCACAAAGGTTAAAGGTACCACCACTAGTATCATCCACAGCGAAGTAAATAACATCACCTGATTCAATATTAATTGTGCGGTTATCAAAAGAAGCATCATTAATATCTCTAAAATTATAACCAGTGTTAGATTTAAGAGCAGAGGTGCTTGCCCAACCGCCATAACTCAGTGTAATCGCAGTATCATTAGCAGCATCTGTAGCGTTTGCGGCTAGTTTAAAGTAATCATCATCAACAACAATTATATAATAAATTGTATCTAATGTGAGACCAGCAACATTTTGAGTCTCTATTGTTCCACCAGGAGCCCAATGAACTGCTTGACCCGTAGTAAATCCATGTCCATCAATTCTAATCTCATTTGGGTGAGTTGGATCAGTATCAGCATAAAAATAATATGCACTTGTGACACGATGCTCTTTCAGCATTCTATAAGCAGTAGTCCCCTGACTGATTACAGTATAGTAATGACTAGTATAAGCAGTAATTGGAAGATCTCTAGAGGCAGTATCAAATCCACCAGTATTATAAGTAAGACTGCCAGTTGGCGATCCCACCCATTGAGGAACTCCACTTATACCAGTACCACCGTGCATTCCCAAGTTAGCAAAGACAGTTTCCAATGCATCAATTACATTTTCTTTTGTCCAACCAGAGTTGCCGTTATTGACATCCACTACCGATCTTAAGATTGCCATTTCTAGACTACACTACCTTTCAAATATATTTAGTTATCTGTTGTAGTATCCTCTTGGGAAGAGCAGTCCAAAGTATGGTCTCCTACCACGTAGGAATCCACGCGAAGGACGACGCTTGCGATATGGTTGATTGTTTAAAGGTCCAGAATAATCCAGATCGTTAATATCAAAATTTTGAGGTGCTTCTCCTGGTCCAGTTACTCTATCAGAAGAAGAAAAAACAAGTGAGATGAAACCAGTGGCAGTGTTTGGTTGCAACTTAGTTTCATCAAAACTATCGGCAGGAGCATCAGGTGCTTCTGAAAGTATTATTAATGCCATCAGCTAATCCTTGCTAAGAACAACATACCAATTGTAGAATTATTATCTACACCATCAAGACCATTTTGTTGTGTTTGATATGCACCACGAATAATTTCATATGTTTCAGTTCCACCAATCGTTACAGTATCACCTGTTCTGAATTGTGTCAGACCAGGAGTTGTTGATACCGATAGCATCACAAAATCATCTGGTAGATAATAAGGACATGGAACCATTCTTTCGTTGATTGGCAAACCTTTAAATGGTTTGTAATAATCTGCGTCTGATGCTACAGAATTTCCATTGTACTGATCGTAAGCACTGTTTCTATAGTACAAATACATGCTAGAGGTGCTATTATCATCTGTCTCTATATTACACACATACTCAGATCTAGTAGTTAAATTTGGATTCTCAGGATCTCTCAAATAACCATAGAAAGCTTCTCTGGCAATACTATACGGACCAACTGGTTCTTCATTAGTTCCACGATCACTAGTATAATAACCATAAACAGGAGCACATGAAGTATGATCTAATCTGATAGATCTTGTGCCTATGCTATAAATCATCATTGATCCATTGAAAACGTGATCAAAGTCCCAAACATTAGATCCAAATGTAGCACCTTTATAAATTGTAAAGGCACCATATGGTTGAACAATATTATTGATTGTTTGACAGAATTGAATGATAGCAAAGTTAGTATCTTGTGGAGCTTGTGCTCTATAAACTCTAATCTCCAAAGGATATGCTGTTGGGGTAGAGGTACTACAGTAAGTAACCTGTGGAATACTCCAATAAGTTGCAGAAGATAGGTTGATCGGATAATCATAACTATTATCCATCCTATCTAATCCAGTTTGTCCTGTAAATCTACCAGCATTACTACTACCATTGTTTTCTTCGATGCCATTTACATTCAACCATCTATATCCACTTCCACAATTAAATACTAAGTCATTGTTTGAATCACTGGCAATTCCAAACGAATAGTAAGTAGTTCCATATGTCTTAGATGCGTCATTAACATTTTTTAGAACCGCCCAATTACCACTATTTGATTTCTGGTAAAAGTTAGAACCACTACCTAAAGTTGTTGTCCGTAGAGAAGGTGTGCCATCACCTGCTGTACTATCACCATCTACTCTGACCCCAAATGTTACGTCATTATCAGGTGTTATTCCACCAATTTGATCTCCAGGAATAGTAAAGACTTCATCGGTAGTCCACCCAGTTCCTTTAGTTAAGATTGAAATGTCAGACAATCTTCCATAGTAAGAACTAGTAGAACTCTGATACCTACTTACTCTAAGTTTCAAAGCAGATCTACCACCACTAGCAGGAACTTCATAATCCCAGAAAGCATCATAAGAACTGTCATATCCACTAACCTGAGGGTAGACATTAATCACACCCTTCATTCCCGAGTTGGTATCGTTGGCGTAGATATATTTCCTTGATCCTAAGGTTTCTGATGGGTGGAACAATTCCTTATCAGCGGGATCAGTAAACGATTGATAATACCCTCTTGCATCCCAATTAATAATACCAGTATCAGATCCCATTCCTGTAGGAGCAGTTGTATAACTAGTAGTCTGAGGGAGCACTCCATTAGTCCAACCAGCAACGATATGCTTATTAGCATCGTAATCATCAGTGTCATAACAGAGATACATGTTGCCACTTCCAGCAGTATCTAAAGTAATTTGTAGTACATCTTGCGATCCAATATTAATAGTGCGGTTATCAAAAGAAGCATCATCAATATCTCTGAAACCAGCCGATTGTGAAGATTTAGCAGCATAATCCGCTCCACCCCAACCGCCATCATTCAATGTAATTGCAATACCATTAGCAGCATCTGTAGCGTTTGCTGCTAGTTTAAAGTAATTATCATCAACAACAATTACATAGTAAATTGTATCTAATGTGAGACCAGCAACATTATTGTCTTCATTTGTTACACCAGGAGCCCAATGAATTGCTTGGTTTTGAACCAATTCATGATAGTCAATTCTAATCTCACTTGGGTGATCAACTTGGTTACTAGAATAAAAATGATATGAAGATGAGACAAAAGAATATCTCAGCATTCTATAAGCAGATGTACCAATCGCTGATGCGACATACTTACGAGTTATTCTACTTCTGTTCGATCGACCACCACCACAGGATCTCCAAGATTCATGCTTTCCAACGCTACCAGCTGGACTCTTACAAGATTGAGGAACACCAGAAGAACCACTACCACCATGAAATCCTAGGTTGGCAAACGCAGTCTCCAATGCATCCATTACATCGTTGCTAGTCCAACCTGTATTGCCGTTATTGACATCAACGACTGACTTTAAAATTGACATCTTTATTATTCTCCGATCTGTAGTGCTGTTAGAGTAACTGTGATTGTAGTTGCCGATCCACTTCTGTTAGTGACTGACAAATAAATGGTGTCCGTTCTTGGACTATCATTATTAAATCCCATGATGCCTGGGGATATTAGAATTGATTCTGCTCCAGATGTTCTCACTTCAGAAATAACACCGCTACCTGGGGTAGGATCTTCTCCCTCACTTCGTGTAGTATCAGC